ATGGGTATTTCTAAAGTATCTCTAACATGCTCTACTATCTCATTAGTATCATGAGAACATAAATTAGGTTCTACTATCTTTACTATATCTTCTAGAGTACCTAATACTTCATTACAGGCTACACATCTAACTTTATTAGTGTTAGGCATTATAGTGGCAGTGTTTTTATTTATTCTACATTTAGGGCATGTAAAATATGCTATCTTCCCACTATATTTAATTTTAAAGTCAGGTATTTTAGCTTTAAGATATTCTATTATATTATCTAATATTTTTTTATCGTTCATATTTCCTCTACTCACTGAAATGGTTGCGGGAGACGTACTTGAACCGTCACATTGGGTGCTTATGAGACACCTGAGCTACCACTTGCTCGCATCCCGCATATTTATAGTAAGAGAGCAGGTACGGTATCCGTTAGAATGTTTCGCTTATTCTAACTCCCATATTCCTTTTACGACTTGTCTAATTGCGATGATAGACTTGTCTCTTTCCTTACTCTCTTACGTAAGTAACCCCCGCTTACGCAGTGATTACTATATATAGACGATAGTGATTTCTAGATAGGTTGCGATCCTATTTAGTGATGTCATCACTATCTTTTATAAGATACTTTTACTCACCTCTGTTGCAACAGGCATCACACGTTTTCAAAGTATCGATTATAATTATTCTTCTTCTACTTCTTTAACTGGATGTAGCAATATACTATTTTTAATCTTACCACCAACACTAACTTTAACTAATTCAATAGTAGCGGACTTACCAACCCAAACTGAAGTGTCGTTACCAAAAGCATTAACTAATTCGTTACGATTAGTAGCGTTAACAGTAAATGATCTAGATTCACCAGCATACTGTACTTCCATCACAAATTGTTTGCGAGGATTACCATCATCATATTTATACTTAGTGCTTTCTTGCCATACTCCTTCACTTAAGAATGTAATCACATCGCCGTTTTTTACTTCATCCGTTTTTAAAAACTTACTGCCACTTGATAATATTGCCATTACTTCCTCCTTGTTTATTATCCTACGAGTTCTTGATACTTAGCATATAGTGTTTCAACTATACCATTAATATTATTCATATCTACTTGACCCTGTAAAGCTATTAATGAGCGAGATACCATATGTCCTATCTCTATTCTCTTATTTTCTTTCTTAGAAAGATATTTAATTGCTTTTTCTAAAATATCAGTAGAGTCGTTAGCCCAACCTATTAATAAATTACATCTATTACACAATAATCCTCTAACTAAACCATTTTTATGATTATGATCAACAAATAATTTCTTAGCAGTGTAAAACTCATTGCATATAGCACATCTATTATTTTGTTTTTCTAACATTATGTTATATTCTAAGGGAGTTAAAGAATATTTTTTAAGAAGTCTTTTACGTTCGTGTTCTCTATGATATTCTCTAGTTTTTGATCTACCATGTTTAAAAAAAGGATTTAATTCATTAACTCTTTTTTTACGAAGTTCAGTATTTAAACAGCCACATGATTTCGTAAACCCTTTTCTTAAAGCATATCCCTGAACATAAGTTATGTTACCACAATCACATTTACATTTCCAAACAGTAACTTTATTTTTATGTGTTAGTTCTAAAACTTTTAATCTATTAAATTTTTTATTTTTTAAATCTATAAGTTTCATAGATTAACCAACTTTTTCCTGATATTTTGCATAAAGCATATCTATTAAACTACCAACATTATTAACATCAACCTGTCCCTGTAGAGCGATTAGTGTTCTAGCTACTCCATGCATTATAGCCTGACGCTTAATTGATGTTTGTTTTTCTTTCTCTTCAGGTGAATTCTGTAATTCTTTTTTAATCTCCATACTACACGTATAGCATGTCTTATATGTATCGTCTTTTAGTGGGGTTCCACATCTTAGACACTTTAAACTGCCAGTAGGCTTAAAACTGTTAGTATTAGCGGGTTTAATAGCCATTATAGTTTCTCCTTTTCCTCCCGATACTATTGTTAAATCTAAATCAGTATTAGCTACTAAAGTTTTAGTCAAAGCTTCTAAAGGTTTATCGAAGTAATACCATACATACCCTAGTGGTTTAGACTTATCTTCAAACTTTAATAAATTACCTTCTTTACTACGAGCTAAAAAAATCATTTAATCCTCCTTTCTATTATTTCTTTCTCTATTCTTTCTTATTCTAATAGCCTGAGATAATAAAGAAGAATTTTCTTGTGCTTCTATTTTTCTTTGCATCCCAGTAACTCTTCTAATTGTTTGTGATATTAATGGTCTAAGTAGATGTTCAAACATTTTTTCTCCTATATTTTAAGAAACCGATGTGATGAGAAATAAAAGAATAACAATCTACAACAATCAATAATAGGCTTAGTATCTTAACTCTCTTTTTATAACAATTAATAATAATATAGTTTTTTGTTTTATGAGAGAGATAGATTACTAAAGCATCATGTAGACATTCTCTAGTGAGGATAGAATTTTTATTCCTCATCACGACTGGCTTCTAGTTCCACTCCCTATGCTAGCGAATTGGTTCTAAAAGTTTGTCTACATCGGCTTCGATACCTATTTCTGCTCTAGCATTAGCTTTCTTAATGGCTGCGTCTATCTTAAACAAAAATGTTTCTATTTCTACTATCTTTGCATCTACTAACCTAGGATCGTATTGAGGTTCAGTCTCAATTCTTTCCTTGGGTTGTCCGTCACCTAGATATGAGTATGTTCTAGTCCTGTTAAGATTAGAGTTTCTCATACTTTGCAAATCAGAAATTCTCTGTTTAAGAGTTTTCTGTAAAACCATAGCTTCACTAATAACCATAGTACCCTCCTATATTAACAGTGTTTGTTTATGTTTCTTTCTAGGTTTAGTTTTCTTTTCTGGTGGTATATAACTATCATAAATATTATTATATAATTTTCGCATATAATCAGTTAACATATTGATATTAAAATCTTTATTATAATCTAAATTAGATAGAGCGGAGTCTACTTTTATTTCAATATCTTCAGGTAGATTAATTAAATTAACTATTAGATTACGTCTTTCATAATCTTTTTCACATAGAATAGGACTAACTAAATTGTCTGCTGTTTCTTTTTTGATTTTACTATGAAGTACTGTGTAGGGATTTGAAACTTTCTTGAAGTATTTGCTTACTGGTGAGAATAATTTTACGTTTGGATACACGGTAAGCATTTCGAAATCACTATCAGCTGACACTATAATTACTTCATTATTTTTAAAGTATTTACATCCATAAGCTATAATATCATCTGCTTCTAGATTATCTATTAATATTACGTGAAAATTAGTAGCGTAATATATTTTACTAATAGTCTTCTCAAAGAGCTTAAAAGCATTATTCCAATCTATATCTTTATGTTTCTCTCTATCGGCTTTTCTATTAGACTTATATAACTGATCGTGATCTTTTCTCCAACTACCTTTAGGACTATCTAAAGCTAATATTACTATATCGTCTATATTAAGATTTAGTCTACGCAAACTACCAAATAGCATTTGCTGATATAATAATTGAGCTCTGTCTATGTTTCTACAAGCAAACAACGCTCTAAAGAATATATAAGAACTATCAACAAATACTATCTTTTTATTGGTCTCTATTGTCTCCAAAATCCTCTCCATCTTCATCTTCTAAAGGAGCATCTATCATTAGATGATAACATTTTAAATGATAGAATTTCCCTCGTTTTAATACATAACCTTGTTTAAAGAGAATCTCTTCTTTACATTCACTACAAAAATCTATTATGTCTTCTTCTTCGTATTTCATCTTATTTTTCCGAATGGTTCTAAATACCACTCATGTTCTTTAGGTAGTGTTCTATAATGTGCTACCATAGCTGCTCCTAAAGCTAAATAATTTCTTAAGTCTTGAAATCTACCCATAATATCTTCATTACTATATACTTTCTTATCTTTAATAAACGTAGCTATTGAATCTTTATGCTTACTGGCATATACCCATAATATCTGTAAAGGATGTGTTCCCAACTCTTTAGCTAACTTTTCAAAGTTCTGAAAGCGATTTATAGAACCACTATACTCTTCACCTTTTAAAGTGAATATTTTAACTTCTTCAGCTACCATTACATTATTAAAGAAATCCAAAAAATCTTTAGCATCCATATATGCTCCTTATCTAAGTGGTACTAGATTAATATATTCTTCCTGAAAACATTCATAACATATAGGTGATTCCTGAAGAAACCAAAACAGTGGCTTTTCTCCTTGGAACTTCTGTGATAAGAAGCACTTAACTACATCTGGTCTAAGTAGCAGTATCTGAGAAGCCGACAGATGATAAGACTTTTCCATAGCAAAGTTGCTCAATTCATCTAGTAGTTTCTGTAACCCTATATAGTGCAACTGTTTATCAGTAGCTACTAATAAACGATAAATATGATAGAACTCATTCTCTATCAACACTTTATCACAATAATTACATATCTCATCTACTTTTTTAGCTTTATCCATATATAGTCACCTCGCATAGTTGTATTGTCATTGCTCTCATATATATTTATATAAAAAATCAGTCATTTGTAAAGTGAAATTTTAACTATTTTAGAACAATCTAGACTCTACCACTTCTATTTCTTTCTTTGATATTTTACAGTATTCTTCTATTAATTCACATCCTAACCAGCGCCTATTTAATAATTCGGCAGCTCTAGCTGTGCTCCCTAGCCCAAAGAAAGGATCTAACACTATATCATTTTCTTTAGTATAAATATCTATAAATATAGACGGTAATTTCCAAGGA